GAAATAATGCGGCATTGACGGCGTTTGCTACTGAAAAGTACGGCAAAGCGCCGTTTATTTATGTCGGAATCGACATAAAGGCCCCGCCAACTGAATCGACGATGCCCAATATTGTTATTTCCCCGGCAGACCCGTCAAAAATGGAGGGCGCTGATCAAAAAGCGTGTTTTTATTACGTGACTATCGACTGGGCTATCAGTGACGGTTCTGTGAGTTCAGACACCAATATGCATGAAGCATTAGGCGTATACGCGAGCGATAAGTTTGGGCAACTTATCTGGGAATCAATCAATAATTTCAGTTCAAATTGTCCCGCGTCAAAAGTTGATTTCACCGTGGAAGGAATGGCATTTGCGCCGATTTTCCCCGGTGCTATGACCGTTGAGATCGAGGTTCCGGTAGTAATGGGCGCAACAATAACAATTTAAGGAGGGATTTATGTGACTTGGGCAAGCGGCGGTCGCGGTCAGGTACTTGTGGGATTTGAAACAACTCCCGGAGTTACGCCTGACACTCCGACTGCATACCTCATGCCGATTAACAAATCGAGCATGACAGGAAAAGAAAACTTGAATAGTTCGGATACTATTACCGGGCGGCGTGACCCTGTGGCTCCGTTCAGGGGCAATAAGGACGTTAGCGGTAACATTACCCCTCCCATGGACGTTCGCGCGATTGGTCAGTGGTTGAAAGCAATGTTTAACGTGCCGACGACTACAGACGTCAGTACCGCTGGCAAACTTACGGGAGGAACCGGCGTAACAACAACGATTGGCACATGGACTGCCGTTTCTGACGGAAGGTTCAAGGTGGCTATCGACGGGAGCGCGGCAACCGAAGTTGGTCCGGTTGATTTTTCGTCTGGCGTTACGACCATGGCGAACGTGGCCAGTAAAATTCAAGCGGCTATTCGTGCGATTGCAAGCGGCGGATTTACTTTGGCAACAGTCGCTTTTGACGCAGTGAATACTTGCTTTGTCATTACGTCCGGCACAACCGGCGCCCTTTCGGCAGTGAGTCTGCTTACAGCGCCAACGTCCGGAACAAATATTGGCGCCACTGGGTTCATGAAAGGCACAGCCGGAACAATAGTCGCAGGCGTTGCGCTTTATCAGCACGTGTTCGAGGTTGGCGACACCCAACCGTCATTGTTCATCGAGCAAGGGTTTACGGACGTGCTTCAATATTTCCTTTACAACGGGTGCAAGGTAAGCAAGGCCGGGTTCTCATTCGGCGGCGATGGAGAACTGACTGCATCGATCGACGTCATGGGCATGAAAGAAACGCTATCGACATCGTCAGTGGACGCTACGCCTACTGAAGTCAGTTTTGACCGATTCGCCAACTTCCAGGCAACGATAAAGGAAGGCGGCGCAGAGATTGGAATTTGCACAGAGGCCAGCCTTGACATTGATCTTGGGCTTGACGGCGATACTTATTGCATCGGTGGAAATGGATTCAGAAGCGCGGTAGCCGAGGGATTACTCAAGGTTAGCGGCAAGATAAAGTCTATGTTCCAAGATGCAACATTGCTGAACAAGGCTATCAACGGCACGGAGTCCAGCCTACAGATCACACTGACCAACGGAAACTTTATTCTGGACCTGCTGGTACAAGAATTGGTGTACGAACGGGCCACGCCGGAACTCAGCGGCCCCAAAGGTATTTTTGTTGAGCTCCCGTTCCAGGCTTATTTCGACAACGGTGCGGGTGGTTCGGTAGTTACCGCAACGCTAACGAATGACGTTGCGAGTTATGCAGCATAAGGAGTGTTTTTGAATGAATCCAGTCAACGAATTAGCCGAACAGAAAAAACGGCATGAAGAGGCAGTAAAAAAGGCGGAAGCAAACAAGAAAATTATCATGGATATGGTGGAAAGCGGAAAGTTGCCCGAACCTCGACCAATGACCCGCTTCGAGCGGAAACAAATTGACGAAAAAGGCCTGAACTTGATGAAGGTCGGGCCAGACGACAAACGGTCAGTTGCTGCACTTAGCGAGGATTTGGGCGACTGGATCATCGAAAACATGTACAAAGGCTTTCCGTTTGATAACCTTCCAAACAATGTAGTCGCGTGGTTTACGGACTACGTTTTCTCTATCTCATATCGGGATGACTTATCCGAAAAAAACTAATGGCTGTATGGGAATGGGTTCAACAAACATCAAAATACTGTGACGGGTGCAAGAAGCTGCCCACCCATTCTCATACAGATTGCCAATCATGCACCAATAAAGGCCCTGAAATTGCTCCTGAAAATCGGGAGTTTTTTTCTTTTTGGGGCTCGGTGAACACCCAGTGGCGAACCAACATGGACGGACCGATCGGGCTTGATTATTCCGCGGTCCTTCAGGTTGCCGACCTGCTCAATATTGATGTTTCTCCTGCCATGCTGCATAAGCTGCAACTTATCGAACAAACAATACTCGCAGAAAAGGGAAGTGATAAGCATGGGAGTTAAAGACGTACAGATAATCGTAACCGGTAAGGACCAAACGGGGGGATTGTTTTCAAAACTACGTCAGGAATCCATGCTTACTCAAAGCGCCGTGAAATCTCTGGGCGGTTCGTTCGGCGGGCTGAAAAGCATTTTGTCCAGTTCCGCTGCCGTGGCCGGAGGAATTGCCGGGTATGAAGGGGCCGTGCTGGGGATATCAAAAACCCTCGGTTCGGCCTTTGAGTTTGCCAAAAATCTCGAAGTATCTGCTACCGGCATGTCGGGTATCTTGATGTCCATGGGGCAGATCAACGGCAAGAACATCGAATGGAACGATGCCCTCGGCATATCGCAGCAAATCATCACCAAGATGAACAACGAAGCGCTGCGCACGGCGGCAACATCCGAAGAATTGATTCGCGCGACACAGGCGCTGCTGGCTCCGGGGTTGGGCGCAGGGATGACCATCGATCAGATTACTACGCTAACCGTTACCGGCGTGAATGCCGTCAAATCAATCGGCCTGCAATCATATCAGGTAGTGCAGGAATTACGCGACCTTGTTGCCGGTGGAATACAGCCTGCTTCTTCGACGTTGGCAACAGCGTTGGGATTAAAAGACGCCGACATAAAGGCCGCCAAAGCATCGTCACAAGGGTTGTTCACTTTCCTAATGGAACGACTCAGAGGTTTTGAGGTTGCTTCGGGTGAGTATTCCAAAACGTGGCAAGGCATAACTGATCAATTAAAAGAGGGCGTAACACGTGCGGGGGCTTCCGGGATGGAGCCCCTATTTTCTGCCGTCAAATCGGAAATGTCCGGGCTCGTGTCGCAAATCGTGCAGGTTGACAATGAAACAAAAAAAATAAGCATTAACCCTAATCTTGTGGCCGGTATTCGCAGCGCTGCCGAAACGGCCGTAGCGTTCGGCGGAGAGATGAAAAGTTTGGCCGGTACTGTTTGGAACATCGCGCAGCCGATTGGGTCCGTACTGGTGCCGAGTTTGCAACTAGCGGCAACGCATGCAAAAGAACTGACGATTGCCATTGCCGGGTGGATGATACTGAAACAAGTATCGGTTATCTATACCGACATTTCTCTGGCCATGGCTGGGGCTGCAACGGCCCAAACATTCCTTGGCAAGGCCGTTATTGAAACAAATATGAAATTGGCACAGCAGGCGGCCGCAGCTACAATTGCAGGCGCTGCCGTAAGAGATGCGGCGCTGCTGTCATCGGTGGGGCAAAAGGGATTATCTTCTGCGGTCTTACTTACCAACATGTCGCTGTTAAACGGAGGAACTGCAGCGGTTGCGGCGGGTACTCGGACGGTCGGCGCCATGGCAGTGGCCGGTACTGCCGTCAGAGGACTTTTGACCGGCGTGTGGGCTCTTGTTGGTGGATGGTTCGGCGTGGCTGCTGCAGTAGGTTATGCAATTTATAAACTTTGGGAATATAAAGATGAAAAATCCAAAATAGGATATTACGAAGAAGGCAACACTGAGGGGACTACCGGAGGCAGGGGAAGAAGCGGAAGACCGCGCTTTATAAAATATGCCGATTCCGGAATGGGCGGCCTTCAAGCCCAAGACAGACTGTCCGACTCAGAACTACAAGCTCTCAAAGAACAACAACTTAAAGAAAAAATGGATGCTGTCGTAGGCAAGTTCTCCGGTACCGACACAGGAAAAGGCGCAGAAAAAGCCTACGAGGAAGAGCAACGCCTCCGCGACAAAATAGCCGACATGGTTGCCAAAATGAATGCCAAGATCAGGGAAGACACCGAAACCACCTACGAGTCCAACACCGCCAAACTTGCGGATGAAATTGAGAATACCAAGAGAGATTTGGACAAATCAAAAATCGATTTCGCCAAGTATGGAATCGACGTTTCCAGTGTGTACACCAAAATCGAAGAATACCAAGCAAACCAGACGGCTAAATTTGCCAAAGAGCAGGCGCAGGCCCTGCAGTCGGTAAAAAACGACACTATGGCCAACAACGCGGCGATCACTACTGATTACACACTAGCTGCCGAAGCACAGTATCAGGCAACATTGCTGTCGATTAAAAAGCAAGTTGAAGAACGAAAGAAGTCGTCAGGCAATACGACTGCAGTTGTGGACTGGGAAGTATCGGCGATTAAGAAAGCCGAACAGGAAAAGGTTCAGGCCGTAGCTGACGGTGAGTCCAAGAAACATGCCATGCGGCTGCAGTTCCTTGATTTTGAATATCAACAAGGGAACCTGTCAAGCGCAAATTATCGGGCGGCGTATCTCGCAGACGTCGACGCCTATATCGCCTCGAACCAAAAGAAACTTGCAAGCCTGACGCAGTATTCGGATGCGTGGAAAAACAATGTTGATCAGACAGCATCGGCATTGACGCAAAAATACAAACTGATGGGGGAAAATGTTAATACGGCTTGGCAAGAAGCCATGCGCCGCATGAATACGGATGCCTACGATTACTCAGGACGCATTACAAGCACGTTCGACGAAATGGGCAACTCAATGTCGACCGCTCTCTATGAAACCATCTCCGGCACTGGCGATGGGCTAAAGAACGTCTTCGGCAATATATGCAATTCAGTTCTGAAAATGTGGGCCGATATGTTAACGCAGATGTATATTATGGCTCCGATGAAAAACTGGTTCAGCAGTCTTTTGGGAGGCAGCGGCGGGACATCCAAATGGGCGACGAGCGCATCCACTTGGACGACGAGCGCGCTTGTCCCACACGCCGCCGGTGGCGGTTACCAAGTAGGACCCGGCACAAGTACGTCGGACAGCATCTTGTCGTGGCTTTCCAATGGCGAGTATGTGATCAACGCGGCGGCGGTTCAGAAGTATGGCGTCGGAATGTTTGACGCCCTGAACCAGAAAAGGATACCTGCGTTCGCTTCGGGCGGCTCTGTTTCGGGTTATACTCCATCGGCCGGCAGAACATCAGGCAATAGTTCGGGCGTGGCGCCCAACGTACAGGTCAATGTCGTGAATCAAACAGGAACGCAAGCCAAAGCGCGACAGCAGTCTTCTTTTGATTCCGAAACCAATACACTCATTTTGTCGGTATTCTTGGAGGCCGTTGAAAACAATACTATGGGATTCCGCGACACACTGGGGGCGTTATAGATGAGCTATCCGTCATTTCCTTCAATCCAAAAACCTTCCTATGACCCCAGTAATTCAGACGACTTTCCAGAATGGGATGATGCAGTAAATAGTTCAAAGGCGGCTGGGTATGAAACAACATGGCCCGCCAATACAAGATTGCAAATGGGGCACACCTATGTTTGGCCCGCAATGCCGGAGGCTGACTATCAGACGCTTCTAACCTTTATTCGTTCGACGATAAACTACGCCGGCGCGTTTGTCTGGACCGTTCCGGGAACAAGCACAACCCAGACCATGCGGCTGACCACGAAACCAACGGCAGCGCAAAGTAAATATGGAACATGGGCCGTGCAACTTTCCATGAGGGAGATGTAGCGCATGCCTCTTGATTTATCGGCAGCCGCCAAGCAGGAAAAGAACAAACTGTCGAACGATAAGCCGTGGATCCTATTGCTCGAAGTGCAGGTCAATGCAGAAATCACTCTGTATCTTGCAAAAAACAATGAACCGATAACATGGAACGGCAATGAATACATCGCGTTTCCTATCAAGTTCAGCGACAAAACCTACGACATGAAATCAATTCCTACATTTGACGTCGAGGTTTCGAACAGAGATCAGGTTATGCAGTCGTACATCGAACTGTATTCAGGATTGGCGAGTGTGCCTGTAATATTCCGGCTGGTTCATGCGGCGCATCTTGACCTGACCACTCCGGAAATGGAAGAAGAGTTCAATATCATCAAGACCTCTTACAATGCTCAATGGGTCACTTTTAAAATGGGCGCTGAGTTTTATTTGTACTATCGCGCTCTGGCCGAACGATACCTGCGCGATTATTGTCCGCATAAATACGGAAAAATAAAATGCGGAATAGCCGCCGCAACGTTGGCAGCGTATCCGACTTGCGGGCATACTGTCAAAGACTGCCTTGTACGCATGCAGCATTCGGGAATAACGAATGTTAGATTTCGGGGATGTCCGGGGATGGGTGGTATGTTTGCATCAAATTCAAGTAGTTGACTTGGTTGAGCATGGACGATTTAAGGACGGCGGCAGAGGTCCGACAGAGTTTGACTGCTGGGGGTTGGCTACAGAGATTTTCAGACGCTGCGGAATTGCCGTTCCCGATTACAAAATTAGTTGCGATGCCTCCGAAGCCGTATCTGCGCAAATGAACGCAGAAAAACCTTACTGGATACGATGCGAGGGCGAACCCCCCGTGCCGTCGCTGATCGGGTTTATTGACCGTGGGTTGTTATGCCACTGCGGCGTTTATTTGGGTAACGGGCAATTCATTCACGCTCATGAACGCAATGGAATTGAAATCACACAGACCAGTCACATTCTATGGCGCCGAAGAATCGAAGGATATTATGTACCGAGGTGGGCAAATGTTAAACATAGCATTGATCAGAAACCCGATACAGCCCGACCGCAGGGAAGAACATAATGCCGAACTGGTTCCCGGCCAGAACCTGCAGGAGTGCATGGATCCAATCATTGCGGATTGGCCGGAAACGGAATTTGTAGTCAGTGTGAATGGGAACGTTATCGAAAAAGATGACGTTCCTTTCTTTTACCCTGTTGATGGCGACTACATTATTTTGATGCCGGTTATCGGCAAGAATTTTGGCGATATCTTAAAATCCGTGCTGACGCTTGCGCTCGCGGCGTGGGTCGGACCCATTATGGCTGCTAATTATAGCGGACTAATGGCAGGGATTTACACAGCAACAATTACAATGATCGGCGGCGCTGTCCTCAACGCCATCATTCCTACGTCGCAGGAAAACGCATCAATAAACTATGATCCAACGGAAGTAGGGGTGTCGTCTTCGTATGGATGGAACGGGTCTACTGTTACAGAAGTTCCCGGAACTGCAGTAGGACGTATTTACGGCACAGTGAGCCCGACACTTGTACGGCTGCAGAGGCACATTTCAACCGATGGCAGTAACCAGTACCTCAATTATCTTTTTAGCTGCGGGATGGGTCCTGCGGACTCGATTCAGGATATGAAAGTCGCCGGAAATCCAATTGCCAATTATGACGATGTGGAATATTGGACCCGGCTAGGTACAAATAATCAGGATACAATTGCTAATTTCAGCACCAATTATGATGACTATCCTTTGTCATATGAACTTGAAAATGATAGTGCATGGCACACAAAGCGGACCGAAGGCAACGCTGTTGCTGGACTGGAAGTTATGGTTGAACTTCCGAGCGGCCTGTACTACACCAATGACGATGCCAGCCTTGGCAGCGCATCGGTTGGCATTGAGTGCCAGTATAAGCTTGCCGCCGATACCACTTGGACAGATTTCATGGCGGCAACAACCATATCCGGAGCGGACAACGCTGCCATTTTCAAAACATTCAGGGTGGATAACATCACGTCCGGACAATATGACGTAAGAATGCGCTGCACGTCCAAGTCAGGTACCACAACAAGGTATTCGACCCGCATTTACTGGATACAACTCAGCGAGATCAGTTATGCTGATTTTTGTTATCCGAATCTTATTCTTTGGGGCGTAAAAATCAAAGCCACGTCCCAGCTATCCGGCAGCGACCCCGAATTCAAGTGCACAGTGACAAAATCAAAGGTTTGGATATGGAACCCCTACACACTGGCCTATGAGCAGAAGAGGGCCACAAATCCTTATTGGGCTGGCTACGACTTTTTGCATCACTGCGAATATCTCATGAACATACAGACCGGTGTCAGTGAATTTTACGTTGAGGGCATAGCTGCCCGCCGGTTCGACTACGATCAAATCAAAAGGTGCGCAGACTATTCTGATGGAATACTGGCCAGCGGAGCATATCGTTTTGAATTAAATCTATTTGTCGAGGGCAGCATCACGGTTAAAGAAGCCTTGAACCAAATTGCCATGGTTGGACGCGGCGTATTCCTGCCGCGTGGTACGAAATTCAGTTGCATCTGTGATATGCCAATGGAAATGACTACAGTGTTTGGCGACGGCAGAATTATAACCGGCAGTATGAATGGCGAATGGCAGGGTGTTGAAAACCGTTCGCGGTCAGTTGAGGTTACTTTCTGGAATAAAGAAAATAATCTTAAAAAAGATATGGCCCCCTATCAAAGCCCGTCATACAACGAAGACGGCATGATTCCAAACCCAACACAGCTGACATACAAGGGAATAACCGATTATGAACATGCCTATTTGGAGGCGGCGTTTAATGGTCGCTGCAACGAGTACAAGAAGCGCACTAAAGTCTGGCAGTCGGATATTAACGCAATCGGCTGCATGATCGGCGATGTGGTTGGCGTCCAGTCCAAAACGTCCCGCTGGGGCGTAGGCGGCCGCATTGTCTCAGCAACGGCCAACACGATTACGCTGGACCAAACTGTTACATTGGTTGCAGGAACAATCTATAAAACATATCTCACGCTGGCTGATGACACGACAGTACAACGGACAATTGCCACTGTGACCGAGGACACGGAAACCAACGTATTGACGCTGACGGAAGCCTTTGACGTTGTTCCTGAACAGTTCGACCTGTATGTATTCGGCACAACTTTGGCATTGATGCGAATCCTGTCTATCGTCAAGGCGAACGATCTAAAGGCAAAAATCACTGCAGAACAGTATTTTGCTGAAATCTATGACGACAATATCGATATCCCCGAGCGGTCATACAGTGATTTTACCGTCAAGGCACTGACGGTTAAGGTTGCGGAAACGTGGCCACGACCTGCTGACGGTACGGCAAACCTGTCAGTATCATTTATATGGCCGCGAGACGGAAGAATTGCGCAGGCAGTTATTTTGGCAGGCAGATCGTCGGACACCCTGCAAACAGTATTAACTGTTTCTCTGGGCAGTCTGGGCGGGAAGATCATCAATGTTAATGCTACCGGTACCTGGTATATGCGGGTCAATATTACGGATGTTTTCGGGGCGGCAATTGCTACCGGCGACGTACTGCACGTAATTGCTGCCGAGGCGCTTGGTTCGGTAACCAACCTGACGTCATACTACCAAGACAGCAAGGTGTGGTTAAAATGCGACAAGATCACGGATTACAGGGCAATCGATTATGAATGGCGCATGGGAAGTGACAGCAAGTCAGCAACAGTACTGGGACGCACGACAGACCCCGTTTTGCTAACAACCGGTGACGGAACTTACTGGGTTGCAGCCCATACTGGAAACTTATATTCGTCAAGCTGGGAATCAGTGAGTGTTGTCGGTTCAAGCCTGCCGGCAAACGTTATTGCAACATATGACGAAAGTGATACTGGATGGACCGGCACGATTGGCGGCGGAGCCGCAATTGTTGAATATGCGGGGGATGACGTAATTGGGCTTATAGGCTCAGGATTGTTTTCGGCAATCGCGAAATTTAGCGATATCACGAGCCTGCTATATTACGGCGACATTGCCGCAAGCGGCACTTATGAAATCCCTTCCGGCCACATTGTTGATATCGGAGCTGCGCAATATTGCACAGTGTCGCTAACATACGATGCCCGCATATCGTCGCCGTTCGATTTGTTCTCCAAGATCTTTCTCTTCTCCGCCATAAAGTCTCTTGTCGGGAATTACAGTGCGTTCGGCAGTGTAACTCCTCAAATTGCAATTGCTGGTAATGACGGCATATTTGGTGATTGGCAAAACTATATTCCGGGTACGTACTACGGGAGAAAGTTTAAGACGCGGGTTTTGCTGACCAGCGTTGACAAGACGGTATCTGTTTATTTACTCGGGTTAACGTTTGCCATTGATGTTCCAGACCGCATAGACGCAGATACGGGAATACCTGTTCCTATTTCAGGGTTTACAATCACCCACGCAAAATCCTTCAACGCATTGCCCAACACCCAAATAACATTGATAGACGCACAGGCAGGAGACACGCTGGTGTTTACATGGGAGGACAAAGCCGGGTTTACGGTTTATGTCAAAAATTCAGGGGCTTACGTGCAGCGCACAATAAACTGGTTACGAAAGGGGTACTAATATGAGTCAAGCAAGTTTGACAATTGTTGACGGAACCGGCGACGAAATGTTGACCCAATTCAATAATGTAAACTCTGCTCTCGCATCAAGATTTGCAGGCGCTACCGACCCCGCTACGGCGGGGTTTGCTGTTGCCTATATGTGGTGGTACGACACGGGCAACAACTTGGTCAAGCAGCGTAATGACGACAACGACGCATGGATTACCAAAGGCGTGATACTGGCAAACGGAACAACCCAGTTCAGTGCGGCGGCATTGGACACAGCTTATTTACCGCTTGCAGGCGGTACGATTACCGGCCCGGTTATTTATAAAAAATCTGCCGATATTGCCAGTGCAACATCATTGGATTTGACTACTGCTACCGGTAATATTGTCCATATAACAGGCGCCGTAACGATTGCTACGGCTATAATTACGGCAGGTCAGATTTTAAATGTTGTATTCGACGGAGCACCACTGCTCACTCACGGTTCAACGCTTGTATGCCCGACTGCTGCAAATATTCAGGCGGCAGCCGGTGACAGATGCACAATTGTTGGTGATGCTTCAAATGTAGCAAACATCGTAAGTTACCAAAAAGCTAACGGAACTCCATTGTCTGGCGGCGGGGTTGGCGGTGGAAACTATTTCGGCGACGAATCAGACGGCGCAAAAACCTTTGCGGCAACAACGTACCTTGGGCAAAACAAAATTACAAACTATGCCATTGCGTCCAACGTATTGACAATTACTACGTCCAGCGCCCACGGGCTGGCAACCAACGACATTATATCGATCGCTCAATGTACCCTGACGGCAGCAAATACTACTCAAATGATCGGCACATATGGCACTACGGCAGGGACGCATTACAGGGTTGTTACGGGTACGCCAACCGATACTACATTTACCGTTGCACTCACCAATGCCGATGTTGCGTCTACTGCCGAAGTTAATGTGGACGCTACCGTGTGCCAGTGGGATGGTCCAGCAGTTGTAAAAAACTATACTGCATTGGTCGTAAATAGTGGCGTTACCGTAACAACGGCGGCTCGATGCAAAGGGTTGATACTGTACTGCAAGAGCAAAATAAACAGTGGATTGCTCACAATGACAGGACGTGGAGCAAGTGCAACCGGCGCGGATTCCGGGCTATATGTTTTTGTCCCTTACGTCAACGACCCTAACAACAACATTTTAACGCCATACCCAATCCCCGCAGACGGGGCATTAGGAGGCGCTGCTGTTAGTGGGAGCGGGGTTGAAGGACTTCCGGGTGTTGCAGGAGTAGATGGAGAAACGGGCGGCGGCGGTGGCTCGGCTACGTACGGAACTACGGGCGTCCCTGGTGCTCCCGGAACATCATATAGCGGCGGCGCGGCGGCTGGTGGTAGCGCCATTAATCAGGGCGTAGCTGGCGCAGACGATGGCGGCCCCGGAGGAAACGGAAACGGGACTGGCTCTACAAACCACGGGACCGGCGGAGCAGGAAACCCCGGTGGAACGTCAACATCGGGCGCGAGTGCAACTAACGGAACCGGCGGGCTATTAATCGTATGGTGCGAGGGTGATTTCACCAACGAAGCATCAGGGGTTATTGAGTCAAATGGCTGTAAGGGGGCAGATGCAAACGGGACAAATACATCCTGCGCAGGCGGCGGGTCTGGTGGCGGAAGTGTTAGTATCTTCCACGGAGGAACGGCGGTAAACAACGGGACAATACGAGCCAACGGCGGACTGCCCGGAGTCGCTACAGGCACAAATCCTTATAACGGTGGATATGGTGGCGCAGGAACAACAAGACTGGTAAAGGTGGCGGCATAAAGATGATTATTCTACACAACCCACTAGACAAAGACAGTCGAGACTTTGTGGCTGCATACGGAGCGGAGCATACAATCTTGGAGTATCCGGCATGCGTGGCCCGGTATCCCCGTATTAGTGCTTTTCCGTCCGTTATTGTGTCAGAGACGGCAACAGCACATTTTGTATGCCGAAAGCCTGAAACGTGGCAGGATGTTGATGATTATGCTGCGCAGATTGCGGCGGAAGACACTCTGCTTAAAACGCAGACCGCTATAAACGCGATCAATCTTGATGCTGCCGAAAAAAGGGTACTGCTTGAAAAAAGTATGGGGACCGTATTGCTTGGAACCGTAGACAAAACACTACAAGCAACAAAAATGGCAGCGCTGCAAACGCGGTTTGCCGCAATAAAAGCCGCAGCATTAGCGGCACAACAGGAGGTGCTTGGATAATGGCCGGAGAAGCAAGATACTGCCCATGGTGCATAACTACGTTAATGAACTACGACGCAGCGACTGGAATGTATACCTGCCCTGATTGCGGACATGTTGAATTTGAATCATATGCAAAGGCTGAACTTGCAAAACTACTTGAAGGCGATACCGAATGAAACCGGCAATCATCCTGACTGTCGTTACCGTGATAAGCATGATCGGCAGCGCGTACCTGTGGGGACGATATGACGGCGAGAAAGGCCGGTCGTACACAATCCAGTACAATGATGTCAAAGCGAAATTGCCGGACCTACTGGGCAAGGCGGGGATATCCTGCGACGATGAGCAGATTGGAAAACTCAACCGGCTACTGCATCAAGAGAAAATTGGCTTCCAGCAACAGCGGCAGCAGGAACGCAAAGAGCTTAAAAAATAGGGAGAGGGTGAAGGGATTGCAGACAGTTGAAACCGCCTTAAGCCTGCAAGCTGAAAAAGGAGCTGGGTTTGTAGCGTTGGCAGTTATATTGGCATTGTTTGTCTTGATCAGTCTTTGGCTCGGGAAGTGGCTTGTGCCTAAACTACTAGACGTTATTTCGAATAATACGGAGGCGCTTTCCAATAATACAAAAACGATGGAATCGGCGCAGGTTCAACAGGTGCAGGCGTTTGCCCTCTTACAGCAGATTAACGACAAAGTGGCAACTCGCGAAGACATGAAGACAATCCACACCAGACTCGACGAGCAATGTGCAGGCATAAATAATCTTGTGGGGCGGGCAAATAGTGGTGGGTGCTAATAGGGGGTGCTGGGTAAATTGTGGCGAGTCATAAAAAAAACCATGCGAGACTTGGCCCTCACGCTATACGACCATCCAACAGAATTTAAATGCCTGTCCTTGGCTCGTATATGGGCCACAATCTTTGGGGTCGAATTGTCGGTGTGTTGGTACCGCGAAGAGTTTTCAGGGGTTAAATTCGCCAACTGGATGTATTTAACGATGGCCTTTACGTCAGCACTCGGAGCATACGGATTGAAAAAGTGGCAGGACGCCAAGCAGGAGACAAAAGAGTTGCCGCCTGACAATCGAGGGGAGGTTCCGTGATGATTAATATTATCGAAACAAATCTTGACTTTAGAAGCTTAACTCCGATGCAGGCAATGATTGGTTTTGTCCTGCATCACACAGGCGCGGAAGACGTGGATCTGTCGGCTGCGGAAATCCACCAAATGCACTTAAATAATGGTTGGTCCGGGATTGGTTATCATTTTGTTTTTCGAAAGGATGGAACGATTGAACGCGGTAGGCCACAGGGCATGCAGGGGGCGCATTGTCCCGGAACCAATGGAACAAGGTGGGGATTGCATTTTTGCGGCTGCTTTTCTGCGCAGTTGCCAAACGAATTGCAATTGGCTTCGGCGGTGGCGTTTATATCTGAACACAGTAAAGAACGCAGCCTGAACCCGCTGGATGACTCTGTTATTTTAGGACACCGCGACTTTCTTGCCACCGAATGCCCTGGGCAGATGTTTTACGATCATATCCCGATTCTCCGGCAAAAGGTGGCGGAAGCATGAAAAAACTACTGATCATATTGTTTGTGATGGCGGCGCTCTCGGGCGTCGCCTTTGCATCACCGCAGCAGGATTGTATAGACAGACTTACGCCGTACGCCGATCAGGTAAACGAGGCTGGGTTGTACGCATCGCCTATGATCGCGGCAGGCATGTTAGAGACGGGTTGGTGCTCGTCTGATGCAGTCAATTATAACAACTATCATGGCATTAAGTGCCGGTACCCGCCCTGTTTTAGCAAAAATACGTGGGAGGTATATAACGGTCAATACTGGCAAGGAAAACTGCAGTTTCAGGCGTTTGATACTATAGACGCCGAAGTGCAGGCATATATTGATAAAATTAATTTTAACCCTATTTATGCCGACGTAGATCGGACATCGCTTGATGCATATATTCGGACACTTTCCCGACACTGGGCGACCGACCCGGCATATGCAGTTAAGCTCCGGCAGCTAATCGATTATTATGATCTAACTCAATACGACAGGCGAAAATAATACTTTCAAAAGTACTCGTGAAAGTAAAATGACACTTTTGCGTGTTTTTCGCAATCAAAAAAAGAAAGGTGGATTTAAAATGAAAAAGGTATTATTCTTCGGAGTACCGCGTCCCATGTTTGACGGAGAAAGCACCGCTACGGCTTCCCCTGTCGAAACTGTTGCCGCTGATGCGACTGTCGCCAGCACTGCGGAAACAACCGCAACCACCCCGATATATGCCGAGTCGATCAAAGACCTCAACAATGCTGCGAAGCTGGCCGAGGCTAAAAAGCTAATCTCGAATCTGAAAGACCTGGGCGTCGAAGAGGTTGGCGATCTAATCAACGACGCCGACAAAGTGATCGATGAAGCAGTCGCGAAACTGGAAGCTGAAGCCAAGGAAACTGCTGCCGAAATCGTAGCCTTTCAGCAGACGCTGTTTCAAAAACATCCGCTCATTGTCAACGCAATCAATGACGTGCTTGCCTGCGCCGGTGTTATTCTTGTATTCAAGTTTCTTGGCGTACTGCAATGACCACATGGGATAAAATCAAACTGGCGGCAATGGCGCTGCTGCTGCTGGCTATCATCGGCGGCGTCGGGTGGCTATGGTACAACAAACAAAAACCTGCCCCTGCGGTCGTGCTAACGCCTGCCACTGTTGTGCAGCCGCAGGTTATTCATACCAGCACCGAAACCGTTCGCGAGGTGACCGTGCAGGCTGCACCAAAAGGTAACATCTTTCAGTTTACGGAGCGCGAGGGCAAACAGTTTGTTGTGATCGAGGGCAAGGAATACCAGTTGGCAGTGCAGGGAGGAAAGCCCAATGTAAAGATCGGCGAGAACGGAGAAATAAAAATGACCACGGAAACCGTGGCCAAAATCGATGTAACCGATATGGTCCGCGCCCAGGTAAATGATAAGTTGGCAATTCAGTCAGCGGAACTAAAGAAAAAATATCAAAAAGACTGGTCGGCCGGGCTAGAAATAACAAACAAAGATATTTCAGCTGACATCACTCACAAGAACCTTGGAGTTACTGTAGGTCGAACGTGGAAAGACGGTGATCTGAGAGTGGGCCCGCGATACCAAGTTAAATTTTAAATAGTCCCATAGAAAAGCCTGTCGTTCCCTACGGGGTTCGGCAGGCTTTTTTTATTTGCTAAGGACATTCACGTCCTTAGCTGCCGTCTCGGATACGTCTGGGGCGGCCTTTAACTATTCCCCCCTGCGTTTGAATGAGACTAGAACAACAACTAATGGTAGTAGCAAAAAATCCAATATGGTAATATAATGAAAAATATTATTGCTTAACAGCAACAGTGATATGGATCCAAATTTATTTGCAAATCTACTTGATGGAGGCATTGAATATGGATGATTTTCAAAATGTAATGCAACCAATCGCTGAAGAATCAAAAAGGTTCAAGGTCTTGTTGGTGTCTTTTTTTAACGACGAGGCCTACGGAATAAGATCATTGCATTCTACGTTGATTGAAAATGCAATAGATGCATATATGCTTTTTTTTAAAGTTGAATCAAAACAAATAATATTAGACCATGATGCAAAAACTAAAAAAGATTTTATGCATAATCTCAGAAATGCTTCGGACAAAGAAATTGCACTACTAGTTAATTTCATTACGGAAAATCAAATTAACGTTATTGGCTTTAGTCTTGTTTCTTCACATTTCTACTTGTACAAAAGAATTTATGAAAGAATTAGGAATATTCAAGGGTTGACCATCGTGATCGGTGGTTGGCAACCTTCACTAAATCCTGATGATTGCATCTCCTACACTGATTACCTCTGCATAGGAGAAGGAGAAGTTGCGCTCCGCGAACTTATTGACCTACTGGCAACTAATAAAAATGCGGACCATGTGTTGAATTTTTGGATTAATAAAACTGACATTACAACCAAAAACCCTGTACGCCCTCTCACCCGCGACCTCTCATCCTTCCCATCTCCCGTATATGAGCATAAATACAGTTACATTATAGAAAATGATCAGATTGTTAATTTCGAACCAGCTTTTGACAATAGTCGCTACGGCACGTTTATTGGTCGTGGTTGCCCATTTCAATGCACTTATTGTTCCAATTCTTTCATGGCCAACATCGTATATCCCACATCGTGGTCAAGAATTCGTTACCGTTCAATTGATCATGTGAAAAAAGAGATGGTATTTGTTAAAAGCAAACTAAACAACGTGCGAAGCATAAATTTCTATGACGAAGTATTTTCGCCAAGTATGGACTGGATAAGAGGTTTTTTTTCATGGTATGAGAAAGAAATCAATATTCCGTTTTATTGCTTTTTCTTTCCCGGGTCTTGTAGCGAAGAGAAATGCAGAACATTGGCAAGGGCGGGCCTGCATGGCGTTTGGATTGGAGTTCAGTCTGGTTCCCTGCGCGTTAGGAAAGAAATCTTTAAACGAATGTATACCAACAAACAGGTTATTGAACAGGCAAACATTTTCCACAAATATAATGTCAGCGTTCGTTATGATTTCATTTTCGACAACCCTTTCGAATCATTTGAAGAGTCCGTCGAAAGTATTTTATTAATGTTGGAATTGCCCCAACCATTCACTGTAAATCTATTTTCGCTAAAATACTTCCCAAATACGGAAATAACGAAGATGGCTCTTTCTGCAAAGATTATAGTTGAGAAAGACCTTGATGATAATCTCAAAAATGACCAAGACACCTATCTAATAAACCGAGACGTAGAAAATATTGATAATCGCTTTATTAACCACATGGCATTTTATATATCCTGCATGTCTCAAAATCCCAAGTTGCTTCAACAGAAAGACATGATCGTAAAACTGATTAACAATTATAAGAACACGAGAGATATTACCGAAGTGGTGGAGTTGATTGCTCCATTCTTATAACCTATGGATAAAGCCGGTAACGTAACTGTTACCGGCTTTTTATGTTAAAAAGCGTAGGAATTGTCTATCTCTGTCAAAACCCGTGTTTGCAAACTTACTGCCTGAAATACATATCTTCAGCTGTTGCGCTGGGTGGCCACAAGTGTACGGGAAACACAAGATTGGTATAGAAGTTATCTCTATGATGAGTGGTTTGAGTTTACTCCCCACTTCAAACTGTGGCTCGCCACCAATCACAAGCCGGTCATCCGGGGCTGTGACGAAGCCATTTGGCGGCGCGTGCGCCTGGTTCCCTTCACCGTCACTATTCCCGCTGCAGAGCGGGATCATCATCTGGCGGAGCATTTGCAAGGCGAATGGCCGGGCATCCTGAATTGGGCGGTGGAAGGCTGCCGTCTATGGCGTGAGGAAGGACTGAATCCCCCGCCGGACGTGGTGGCTGCGACCGATGAGTATCGCGGCGAGATGGATATATTGGGCGATTTTGTTGCGCAGCGGTGTGTGCTGAATCCTCTCGCATCCACGGTTGTCGCGGATTCTTATCGAGCTTATGAAGCTTGGTGCATCGATACTGCGGAGCGCCCCGTCACCAAGCGTACTTTCGTCAGCCGAATGCGCGAACGTGGCCTGCAGACACGTCACGGAAGCGGCAACATTTTGGTATGGGACGGCCTGGCGCTGCCTGAAAACACTGCTGATTCCGAGCTGATGCAGTCTATAGGTAATGAGTTATCCACGGTAACGGAGTCTGACATTTTCACTGATACCGCCATGAGTTGATTGCCAAAGCCGAAGATAGAATGAAAATGCATGATTCGTTACCGCCATTACCTCGTTACCTAGTTTAAACCATATGATGTTCTGATTCTGCGGGCGCGCTAATCAATGTCGACAGCTGGCGGTGGCCGTGAAAAAAATCAGCACTGTGCTTTTGAGTATGAGACTTGGTCTCATACCCTGAGTGCAGTTTTTTTTTTTCGTAGTGGACAAAAATTTTTTATACAATTGGATAAAAACTTGTTGAAGATTCAGCGGTTTGTTTAAAAAATGTTCAAAGGAGTTTATAGGGAATCGAAAGAAAATAAATTAATAATATTGCATAATTGAACACTTTTTGCGTGGTTCAACCTGGTGAAATGATTTTACAGTTAAAGGAGAGAGTTGTTATGTTTAAGAACTTGTCGATCACCAAAAAAATGGGTGCGCTCATCATTGTTTCATCCTTGTTCATGTCTATCGTCGCTTTTACCGGTTATTACTTTCTGAGCCAGGCCGTGAGCATGTTTGGCGAACTTTATAACGACTCTCTCCTTCCCGTTCAGAAAATCAACGACAGTCGCGTTCAACAACGTGGTGTAATGGCTGATCTGCTTGAATTGATGATAACTACTGACAATGCCAGGAATAAACAGTTGGCTGATGATATCAAACATCGGGGAAATATTTATATTGAAGAAATAAATGAATTGAAAAAAGGCAACCTTGATGCGTATGAAAAGAAAGCCTATGCAGAACTAGATGCGCTCATGGAAAAATATCGCACCAGTCGTGACCAGGTCGTTGCGCTAGCCGTGCTGAACAAGAATGCGGAAGCGTACCAACTTTACACGCTGGAATGTGCACCGCTTGCAGAAATAACCCAGAAAAAACTGGTGGAAATATCCCAGTATCAAATAAAGAATGCCGAAACCATGTGGGATAATCAAACCTTTGCTGCTAAGAAAGCCTATGCGTGGCTTGTTGGGTTGAGTTTGGGCGCCTTGATTTTTGCAGGGGCTCTCGGGTGGGCCATTACGCGTGCGGTTGCTCAGCCGCTTGCCGCTTCTATTATCCATTTGGGCATCATGGCAAAGGGCGATTTCTCCATGGATGTACCCAAAGCATTTATAGAACGCAGCGATGAATTCGGCACCATGGCAAGAGCCTTTGAAACACTCACAAAGTCCATGCGTTCGACTTTAAAGCAGGTTACTCAGTCGTCCGAGCAGGTAGCTGCAGCTTCAGAGGAATTGACTGCCAGCGCCCAGCAATCGGCTGCGGCATCGAACAATATTGCCGAGTCCATCCAACAGGTGGCCCGCGGCAGTGAAAAACAAGTCGGAGCGGTCAATGATACCTCGGCTATCGTACAGGAAATCTCGGCAACCATGGAAGAAGTATCCGCCACTGCCGCGGAAATGGCGACGATGTCCGAGCAAACCGTCGCTGCGGCGATCGAAGGAAAAACATCCGCGGATCGTGCGGTAAATCAGATGGGGGCGGTCGGCGCCGGAGCTAAGCAGGCGCAAACTGCAGCAGTAGAGCTCAAGGTAAGTTCTGCGCAGATTGGCGAAATCGTCGGTTTGATCTCCACCATCGCCGGACAGACAAATCTCTTGGCATTAAACGCTGCCATCGAAGCTGCGCGAGCGGGAGAGCAGGGTCGAGGTTTCGCCGTTGTCGCCGAAGAAGTTCGCAAATTGGCCGAACAATCGGAAACAGCGGCGCAGCAGATTAAAACATTGGTCGAACAAAACCACGCCAGTATCGGGAATGTGGTAGGCGCTATTGATACTGCCATTCAAGACATCACACAGGGAGTGGAGCTGGTCAATGTGGCCGGTAGCAACTTCGGGGCCATCAATGGACAGATTGGCCGGGTTACCGAGCAGGTCCACGTTATCGCCAAAGCGATTAACGAAGTTGCCTTTGGCAGTCAACGCATTGTTGGGTCCATTAAGGAGGTCGAGATGCTCAGCCGGGATGCAGCAGCAGAATCACAGAACGTGTCGGCGGCGACCGAAGAGCAGTCGGCTTCCATGGAAGAAATCGCCGCTTCCAGCCAGGCCTTGGCAAAATTGGCGGTTGACCTGCAGTCGGCTGTAGCTAAGTTCCGAATATAGGGAGAATTAAAAGGGCGCGAACTGAAACGGTGAATTGGTGAAGAGGTCGCATCAGGAGGCTGCAGCAATGGCGGAACAGTCAAAATGGCATTCAAGGGTAATTATATTGATAGGCTTCTTGATGCTGTGCGGTCTTTGGCTGCTGGTCCTGCAACAAGTCGACTACGAACGGGAAAAAGAGCTGGAAAAAGCTGCTATTGGCGCGAAGAATCTGACCAAGGCCTTTGAGGAGCAAGTTCACAGCATTGTGGCGAGTGCGGACAACGACATGATTACTATCCAACAGGCTTATGAACAAGAAGGACCCACGAGTCCGATTATTGCAGCCCTATTGGAACAAATCCGAAAAGATTCGGCCAAAATTCAGGGCGGAATTACAAATGAAAGAGGAATATTCGTTGCAAGTTCCGCCCCGCAAGCCTTTCACTTGGATTATGCCGACAGGAAATGGTTCCTTACCCTACGTGAAAATTCGGTGGACAGCTTGTATATCAGCCAAACGGAAGTCAGCAAAATGTCGGGAAAGAGCGCTATTCCTTTGAGCCGTCGCCTCAGCAATCCAGACGGCTCTTTTGCCGGCGTTGTCCATATTAGTTTCTCTTTGGACTATTTCGATGATGTTATAAAAAAATTGGAACTTGGGTCAAACGGAATGCTTTCCATCAACAGGATGGATGGAATTACGCTGCTGCGAAAAACCCAGGATTCTCAGGAAAGCGGCCAGAATGTGCGAAGCGGCGCTGTGTGGAAGCGCGCCCAAGTTACGCCTTACGGAACTCTCATTGCCAGGGGCGCTGTCGATGGCGTGGAGCGCCTGTTTTCGTACCGGGTGATGCAGGATTATCCACTGCTGATTGTGGTAGGTTCTTCTACCGAGACATTGTTGGTCTCTTTTGAACAGCGGAAAAAAAACTACTTTTCGGGGGCCGTTGGGGTCAGTTTCATTATTGCAGGGCTTTGTTACCTGCTGATTGACCGGATACGCAAACAGAGAGCAGAGATGCTGCGTCTAGCCCGTAACACGGAAATACAGACCGTATTGCGGGAAATTGCCGATGCGGCGGTATTGGCGTCTTCCTTGGACGAACTATACGCAACTGTTCATCGCTTGATCCGACGTGTTCTGCCGGCGGAAAATTTTTATATTTCATTTCTGGATGAAAAATCCGGTCTGGTTATACGGCCGTATTGTGTGGATGAGACGAACAGCGTTCCGATTGAAAGACCTATTGGAAAAGGATTGACGGAATATTTCATGCGTATGGGCCAGCCGGTTCATATGACGTCGGCATTGTTCACCAAGCTGCGGGAAACGGGTGCAGTCGATTTATATATGGCGCCTGTTTTTGAATGCCTTGGGGCTCCTTTGCGGGATGGGCAGGGGAAAAGTTTCGGAGCGATTACTATATTTGTTGACGATGATTTTCTGC